GCATCAAGGATAATGTCTCCAGCAGCATCTAGTGTCATGTTTCCACTTGATAAAGCCAGAGTAGTTCCATCAAGTGTGAAGTTATCCACTACTACACCAGCATTGGCTGTTAAAACACCAGCAACTGTTAATGTGGATGCCATGTCCACAGCACCATCAATATCGACAACGTCTAGGTTTGAAGTACCGTCAACGTCTATATCGCCACTAATATCTAAGGCTGTGCCAATTAAAGTCTGTGTAAGCGTTATTTGGCCGTTTGAAGCGATGGTCATAGCATCTACATCTGAAGCAGAGCCAATAGTCTTGCCATCACCGATAATAAGATCGTCAGTTAATGTGACTATGCCCGTTACTGCTAATGTAGAGGCCATATCCACAGCGCCATCAATGTCTACAACGTCTAGGTTTGAAGTACCGTCAATATCAATGTCGCCTGAGATGTCCAGTGAAGCTCCGGTTAGGACTCCTGCGACTGCAAGAGTGCTTGCCATATCAACCGCACCATCAATGTCAACGACATCAAGATTGGTTGTACCGTCTACGTCTATGTTGCCTGAGATGTCTAATTCAGTACCTACTAATTTTTGTGTAAGGGTTACTACGCCATCACTTGCGATTGCGATTGCATCCGTATCTCCAACTGAACCAATTTGTCCAGCATTTGCAATAGTGATACCCCCACTATGAACATCTCTACCAGTGAAGGTAGCGACCCCATCAACTTGAAGGGTAGTAGCCATATCAACCGCACCATCAATGTCTACAACATCAAGATTGGCTGTGCCGTTAACGTCTATAGCGCCTTCGAGGTCAATATCGCCATTGACGATTAAATCATCAGTAACGGTTAGATCGTCTTGTACCTTGAGGTCTACAACATTAAGGCTGGCAAAAGCATCAACTACTGCTGCACCTGAACCTGCCCCGTCCAAGTAAACCGCCTTGGTATCGCCAGGAGGTATAGTTATATTGGCTCCAGAGCCTTGAGAAATAATAATATTTTGAGAACCACTTGTTCCGTTCTCGATAAAATGCATTCTGCTCAAAGTGTTGGGAGCAATCGTAATGGTGCAAGCGGAGTCTAGGGTTCCAGTATATTCAAGATACATGGACCTTCCAGGGTCGGTAGCACCATCTGCCACTGTAGTGGTATGCGTATCCGCATTTGTGGTTATCCCCTCAGTCCCGTAACTAAGCGCCTCACCTATTAACTCTAGGTTAGTGTTTGTAGTCGTACCCCACGTTCCACTACCGTCTCCAGTAGCCAGCTCGTTGAGCCTTAAATCATTTACATAAGTGCTTGCCATTATGCTACCTCTTTCCAATCAGGTGTTTGTGAACTAGAAATAGAATTCCAGTTTGGTGTTTGGCTTGTATCAACGAGACTCCAAACCAAAATATTTGACGTAAAAGCCTCAACTTCATTACCAGTAACTTCAACCCCTGCTTTAGCAGTAACACTAACGTCATTTGTAGAAACTGTAGATGCATCACTAGTAACATCAATCGTATTGTTTGTTTCGAGAGAAATGCTGCCAAGCGACAAAGTAAGAGCCGGACTGGTGACTGAAACAGCAGCAGTACCCGTAACAGTAACCGAGTTAGTACTTGCAGTAACTGAATTTCCGGCAACCGGACAGATACAGGCATTAGCTTCAACAGTAACCGTTCCAACCGATGCGGTTGAGCCAGATATGGCCTCTTCTGCATTACCCCAAGTGCTTTCGCCCCAAGCAATATTGCTTGAAGACCACCCTTGATACGCAACTTTTGCATTTTGAGCCACATTTAACTCTTAAGCGATTCTAATAATTGCATTACTGGCATCTGCTGCCGGAAATGAAATTACAAAATCACCTGCTGTTGAGGTTTTATCGCCGCCAAAAGCAAGAACAACTACTGCTCTGTTTGCTGAACCTGCTGTTGTGCTTGAGTTGTAAATTAATGCGCCATTTGCAGTAATTGTAGCTGATGACCAAGTTGTATCTGCAAAATCTGTAAGTGCAGTTGTTCCTGAAGCTGAAGGATCAACGTTTGTAAGGGTATTACCTCCCGCAGTATAGTTTGTTCCCGAAACTTCATTTGTGGTTGCGTAGGCAGTAGTCGATGCAGCTAAAGTAGCACTTGAAGTGTAGAGAGCAATCTTGAATGTATTACCCGTACCCGTTGTAGTTGTAGTGCCTCCACCAGAACCATTATGAAAATTGTGAATCCCTTGGAGCAACTCACTCTTAAAACTTGTTGCTACTGCTTGTGTAATTGCCATCAGATTTTCCTCAAAATATCCGCCATATCTTTATGGCCTTGTTGTGTTAAAAGACTTAATAGCGTAGTTCTATCGCTTTGAATTGCATCATTACAGGCTTTTACAATTACATGAAAAAGTCTGCCCTTAAATGCTTCTGCCTGCTCTCTGGCTATTGGATCAGCACTTTCTGCAATAGAAACAATCTTTCCTACTGATCTTTTTGCAATCTCTTCTGGAGTAAAGCCTCGATTTTCTGTTGTGTGAACTTCACAAATACCAGGTTCTACTATTGAATTTAGTCCTAACATTATATTTTACGCGCCCTTACAGCTCCACTTCTGTAATTATCTGTCGTGCTATAACCTTCACCTAAAGACTTCAGTTGCATTAAAGCATCATCATATTGCTTTTGATAAACCGCGAGCATATCTTGTTCACCCTTCATAAAGGTATAACCTTCAACAAGACATCCGTAAAGCAATGCTGTTTCTGCATTATCGCCTAACCAGCTTGTTCCATCTGCTGAAGCAGTAATAGATATAGGTTTGTAAAAATAATGAAGCTCAACCGCATAATTGCTATCAGGTGTTGGGCCAACAATAAAACTACTGTTGTTAAAAATACCGTAATACTTTGGCGTTGCAGTTGTCGATGAGACTGGATACGCCTCTCGGACAAAATTAACGTCCTTAAAAAGTAAATATTCATAGCCACTATTATCGAGAGCTAAAGAATACGGAGCCATAAAATCGGTTGGGGTATTTAGATAAGCATTTCCGCTGGTCATTGTGCCTGTGCTGTTCTTCCTGAAATTAGGTAACTGAACAGATTTAAGTATTCTATTTTCAGCTTGAATAATAATAGTAGAAAGATCATTAACAAAAGTTGTTTCTGTATTTTGTAAATAATCCTGAATGGTGCTTTTCAGTGTTGTTAGTGTCCAAGCCATTAGTCTGTACTCACAGTGACTTTACCGGCTACTGCTCTAATATCTAATCCTACTGTTCTACCGCCTAATGCTGAGTTTCCGCCGCCTACGGGGTCAAAGGCAAAAAGTTTTCTGCTCTCAGCTTGGCCTGTATCTGGCCTTGGATTCCTTAAAGCCTGTGGATCCAGTGTCCTTAACTTGCCTAACTGTAACTGAGGCTGATCTTTATCTGCTACATCACGACCTACAAGCAACCCATTGGGTCTGCCATTTTGAATCTGAGGGACTAAATCTTTAAGAGGATAACGAAATCCTGTCCGATCACAGAATCCAAACGCTCTTTTTCCTGCTGCATAACTACTCATAATCGACTGTACCCACCAGGAACCATGTAAAACGAAGATTTATCTCTGTCAGCATCTGCTGCTAAATCCCATTGCTCATCGTAAATTTGCTTTAACAATGGCGCTCTTTCAGATACTTCAGGTCGTTTCATACTAATGTAATAAGCCAGCCCAGCAGCCATACAAGGCATAAATCGAGCAGGAATATCAGCATTGTTAGAAGCCGGACTGCCCGCATCTTCTATTCGCTGTATATAGTAGTAGTTGATTTTGTAAGTTTCTGCGTCATCAGGCACAGGCCATACGTTTAACGCTATAGCACCTGGGTCTTTTTCGACCCAAAATTGAATGGGACGACCTTGAGTCAGCTTATTAGTCAAATGTGAATATTGACTAATTGAAATACGGCTCATGGTTAAATCAGTTTGTTTATCTGCATCACCATCATCCGTTCTTAAAGCGGCCTCAATTACATCCAATTGATCGCTAGACAGGACATAACGACTGGTACCCGCTGTAAGCGCCTGAGAGCCTTCCTGTACAGTCCAAAGGTTTAACCCCTTGTTCTGCCATTCGAGAAACATTAAATCTAGGCTACGCCTTGCTGTGCGGTAATCATAGCCACTGCGCAACTCTAAGCCAGCCCGTTCATAGGCTTCTTCAAGAATATCGCTTAAATCAAGATTAAACGCATAAGTACCACTAGTAGCCATTTATTTCAGTCTCCTTACTTCTTTTTAGCTGTTTTTTTCTTAGCTACTTTTTTAGAAGCGGTTTTTTTCTTCAGCACTACTTTCTTTTCTAGCTTAGGCTCTGGCTTAGGAGCAGCCTTAACTGGACTAAGCTCTTTTAGCTTTACCTTGGCTTCTTTTTCAGTCATTGCATCAAAAACAACGACATCATATTCACCATCAGAATTTTTAGAGCCTATCTGATAAATAGGATTACCCATTGTATCTGGGTGCATTGAAGTACCATTTTGAAATATTTCTAGCTTTGCCACAATGATCTCCTATGCGTAATTTTTATTCATCGTTAGAGTAACCGTATAAGCATCACCAGAGCCATGACCTACTGTAGTCAACATAATGTCTCCGGTTTTACCTGAACCTGAATTATTTTTTAATCCACCATCGCCAAAATCCAACGTATCTGCATAATCCGCAGGTAAATGAAGGCATAAAACATCAGTTGATGCGTCCCACAAAAGTTTTACGCTCATACCAAAATTAGAGAATGTAATTGATTGAAGGGTTACTCCATCACAAGCAGCGCCTGTTATTGGATTTGACTCTAACGCAGAAACATCAACCTTTTTAACCGCAGCCTCACCAGTTCCATCACTTACATTGGTAAAACTCATGATAACCTGACGAGCGCCATCTTGAATTGTTTGACTTGTAACTACATCAGCCATGATTTACTCCTTTTATGAAGGGGGGGCAAATGCCCCCCACATCAATTTTTATATGTAACCTAGATAATACCAGTGAGGTTAATCAGTGAGTAATCAGTCGTTACGTTAACGATCATTACTGTACCAATGACCTGGATAACATCTCCAGCGGCGGGTCCAACTGCTCCTGCGGCACCTAATGGTACTGCATGGTTGCCGACAACCAGTGTGCCTGAAGTCAATACTGTCGCTGGGCCTGAAACTGAGAACCAACCGTAAGCACTGGCAGCCATATCAACAACTGTTACGCCTAAAGTAGCACCTGTAGTTGTAGCTGCTTGAACAATTTGACCGCTTCTTGGATCAGGAATTAAAGTTATTCTTGAAGATGTGGTGATAGCCGTGGCTAGATCATCGTAGCAAGTAATTACGATAGATGGGTCTGCTGAATGATCGTGGGCGGGGTTAGATTTAATTCTGAGCATCTGCCCTTCACCCGCTGCATCATTAACATACAAATATCCATTTGCGTATTGATTTAGCGTTATGTCTGTACCTGCGGTTTCAACTGAGATTGCAGTTTCACCGGCAGCGACACCTGCGGTTGGCGTTAGATCAAAGTGATGTGCGATTGAAGCTGCGTGAGTTACGCATTTACCTGCCGTAACAGCAGTTGCAGCCAATCGACCATAAGCATAAACGGTATTACCGTAAAGCAATCTGCTGCCTAAAGGAAATAACTCTGTAAGTCCTGAAGTAAATGGATCAACAGTACCGTACTGGCTACCGCCTTTACCTACGATAAAGTCTGCGGGTCCATAACCTGTTGCTGCAACATATTGCGTATGCCCACCAGCATCGGTGAAAATATTACCGTCTGCATTAATTACTAGGCCATCAGTAATTGCTCCTGTACCGGAGGTTTTATCAATGGTTTTGAAACCATTCTCAGACCTAATTGGTCCGTTAAATGTCGTGTTAGCCATATCTTTCTCCTGTCGTGGCTAGTGTCTGCCGCATTATTACGACAGTCAGGAAAAAGGAAAACGACTCACCAATGTATTAATAAGCCGCCTTCCTTCCGTTTTCTACTTACGCCCCTGGTGAACCGTAAATTCCAAGTGGATCAGATACCCCGAAAGAGTACCGTTCTCTGGCCTTGTATCTCACATTGCCAGTATCGAAATCACCGTCCATTGAAGTTTCTAAAGCAGTACGCTCGAAGTGTCTCAAGCCATTTGGCACATCAGTAATGATGTAGAAGGCATCTGAGTCAGTCAAATAATGATTGACTGAGTATCCTTCTGGAACGATACCCATGCTGCGTACAGCATTGATGTCGTTATCCGCCGTACCGACTCTTTTATCTGACTCAAGAAGCCGTGTAGCAATAAACATTCCAGCAGGCGGAACCAACAAACGTCTTGGTCGAGCTGCGATTAGAAGGCCACGCTCATCGGTTAGAGCCGCAATTGTAACGATTGCTGCTTCCAATGAAGTTTCATTCAAATCTGCCGCTGTTGCAGGACGATTATCGTTCGTGCCGCCATCCACTCTCGGATGACCACCACCGCCAGTAACACCATCACCAGATGCAGTAAAGAGGTTAACCCCGTCACCTGTCTGGTAAGAATTGGTGAAACCATTGTTAAGCGGATTAGCTGCTTTTACTTGCTTGGTATAAGCCATTGCACGTGCTAGGGCTTTGGTATAACGAGCAGAAAGCGAGTCATAGAGGTTATCCTCCATCGCTTCTTCCGTTATTGCAAATCCCATTCCAATCGTTTCATGGTTGTACCTAGCGGTATAAGCCTCTTGCGCGGTGTCGTAAGAAATTGCATTTCCTTCGTCCTTCACAGGTGCTGCACCAAACCCACTTAGTTTCACTTCTTCTTCAAACGAACGCTCTGATGAGGCTGTATCATAAATAACAGCATGTTCGTCCTCGTACTTTTCATACTCCAAACCAAACAAGGCATTAAGCCCTGGCAGGAGTTCTTTCAGCATCTGCGCTCTTGAAATAGCCATGCTAGTTCTCCTTTATATGCCTGTAACGTTGGTTAACTGATGACCTGCATTAAAGCGGAAAATACCATCAGTGAAAGAATCACCAACCGAACTTGAAGGTCCGTCATAAAAATCGACGATCCGTATCGGTAGTGTGTTAGTAGTTGCAACTGTAGACGCATCACAAGCATTTTTGCTTCGACCAATCGTGGTTGAACCTGCTGTTTGAACAACAGCAAAGTTTGCACCAAGACCAGATTGAGCAATAGTCGCGTCACCTTGCATCCTGAACAATACGTCAGGATCAATCAAAATATAACCCGCAGCATCGGAAGCCGCTGTATCAGCAGGAAATGTTTGATTAAAGGTCATTTGACTTGTACTTGGGTCTGTGTACTTACAGCCCAGAAAAATACCTATAGAGGTCAATGAAGCTGTTCCAGCGTCTTTTTCAATCGTACCTGCTGCAACCAACTTCACAAAATCTCCATAGAATATAGCGGTGTCATACGCCGAGGCAATCTTGATATGAACAACTTTTCCTGAAAAGGATCCGCTGCTCGAACAAGTACCAATCGGCTCTGCACCATTTGGAGTTGCACTTGTAGCCATTCTGTTTTCTCCAGAATTACGTTAAATAAAAAAAGGCTACATCCTAAAAGGACAGTTAGCCTTTACCAAAGGTTGTGCGCGTACTTTTCTCCGGTCTTAATAGTGGCATACGCGGATCATTTTCTCTCAAATAGTTGTTATCGACAGATTCCATCTGTTTTTGTGCCAAATCCTGAAAATGCTTGTTTCTAGCATCCATTTTTTCTTTAGGCGCTTTGCATAGCAATAAACCCCCAATCTCAAGGTTTCCCTTAAACTGAGAGTTAATATCTGACTGAATATGCAGTTCAGGGTGATCTTCTTCCCTTACAGGAACCCAACCATCTCTAAACTTCTGGGACACATTTGTGTTATCTGCTTGTCCCATTGCGCTGGTTCTTACCCAACGAAATATCCAGCCATCCTGTGCATCAGGTGTTGGCAAAATTGAAGACGGAATCCATGAATCATTGTTTTCTCTAACAACTTCTTTGCGAGTGTCATAAGACCTCGGAGTGCGCTCATCTACCATTGGTCATCTCCTTAACGAGTTGGTTGGCATATTGTGCATTGGTTAACCCAAGTCTTTTAGCGAGAGAGACTTGAGAGGACGTTAACTTCATTTTGCGTGGTTTTGCTCCATTATTCCTTGCGGAAGGAGCGACCACGGACGATGGACGAGCAGCCGTCGAAGGCGCGGTTTGTCCACCACCGCTCACATCCTTAGATGTGTTTTCCGACCACTCATATTCACTAAATCTTCCTCTCATACCCCCATCAATATATTCAAAATATTGATCTGAGTTAGGCGAAAGACCATTATCTTTTATGGCTTCTTCATGAAGAGCATAAGCGTAAGCTGTCATGCCCTTATGTTCTTCATCACCAAACCAGGTATTCTTTTCTCCCCACTCTTTTGCCTTTGGTTCAGGCGCTGGAACAGAGTTAACAGATTGCTGCTGTTGCTGTTGATAAGCCTGTTGTTGCTGTTGATAGGCTAATTGTTGTTGAGCCATTTGTTGCTGTTGAGTTGGCTGTTGAGGAAGACTTCTTTCATATCGCTCCGCCTCTTGCATCTGAGACTGAGCCTCAATCATCCTTTCCTGAGAAGATACAATATCGTCAGTATTGCCTTCTTCATGAGCCTTTTTATATTCAGCTTTGGCTTTTTCTGCTGCTAATTGTGCTTTTTGCTTAATTTGTGAAACCAATGCAGTTTCACCGCGATTTATCAAAGATTCATATTCTTTGTTTTTTGCGGAGAGACTTTGGTTTTGCTGATTAAGTTGCTGCGCTGCTGTAACTGCTTCTTCTGCAAGACGTTCTGCCTCCCTTCTTTTGAAGGTTGCCTTGTCAAGACGCTTCCTAACACTAGCACTATAGCTGTCTAACTCTTCATCGCCAGTTGGCTCATACGCAGCCTTATTGACAGGCGGTTTATCATCAACAATCTCTAAATCAAAATCATCAGATTCAGAAAGAGCTTCTTTTTCTTTAGATTTTTTAACAATTTGCGTTTTAACCCCAAAGAACTTGTCTTCGGCTGACGTTATTGTAGCATTAGACTCTTCAATGCCCATGTCGGTTTCTGTTGATTCGTTCATATCTTTACAATCCCCCTTGGATCTTCGACCACAGCTTCTACGCTATCGTCATTGATTAAGCGGAATTCTTTTCCATGAACCATAAATCGAGTGCCTGTATAAGAACGCATTACGATCCAGTCTCCTTTTTTGCAAAAGGATCCTGTCGGAAATCGTGCAGAATCTGAGTATACATCTGGCCCCATATCCAAAACAAACCCAACAATACTTCCCACTTCTTCAGTGTGTATTGTTTGACTTGCTTTAATAATTCCACCATCTGTTTTCTCATCAGGTTCTGGTAAGGCAATTAATATCTTATATCCTGTTGGTTTTGGCATCTGATTTGCTTTGCGAGAATTAGACTTATCAATATCAATTTCTTCAATATTGTTGTCTTTCTCGTTTACTGCTGCTAATGACTTAGCCATTAGATTTTTCTCCTTGCACTGGAAATGGGTGTCCAGAGTCACCTGCGCTACACAATATAGCGTTATGCTTGAGCAAGTTTCTTTTTTAGATCAAGTAATTCTCTTTCCGCCATTGCAATCCCTTCTATGACACCGCAACAACGTGAATATTCTGAAAAGTCTTTACAGCTTCCTGTGCTGATATGGTCGCTCATTTCATTAAGCAACTCTCGGTACTTTGTCCTTAAAACATCAAGCTCATCCATTAGAGTTTGAATTTCCCATTAGGTCTTTTGCTATATCTTTTCCTAATTTAGCACCTTCAAGCTGTTCTTTACTAGCAATTTTTTTAGATTCAAGCTGATCCCTGCTATTGTCGGATGCAATTTTAGCGCCTAACTTAGCAGTTTCTATTTTTACTTGAGTCGCTAATTTTTCTCTATCAAGGTCAGACTTGTCCGTAAACTTCTTCAAATCAAGTTGAATTTTAGCCATGTCTGCTTGTGATTTAGCCTGTACCTGCTGTTGTTTAATCTGCAACTCTTGTTGCTGCATTTGAATAATAGGATCTTCAGACTCTTGCATTTGTTTTTGCATCTGAGCTTCACGCTGATCTTTTCCAGTCAACTGTGCTGCTGCTGGTGCTACAAGCCTTGAAAGCCTGAGTTCAATATCTTCTGGTAGTTTCTCATCAGGACCAGGCAGCGGAACACCAAGCTCTTTCTCAATCTTGGCTCTGTAAGCAAAAGCAACATGTTCTGAAATATGTGCAGCCATTGCTGCTTCTGAAGCCTTTGCGGTAGGATTCTGAGACATAATTTCCATAATCTTTGGATCTTCAATTAAAGATACATGAGTTTGAATATGAGCTTCATGGTCTTGGAAGATAAATGCCTTAACTGGCTCACCGTTAATAATATTCATATTTTCGGTTACAGGGTCAGTCACTGGGATTTCATCTTCAAGCGGCACAATCTTATCAGCATCCCTAATACCTAGAACTTCCAGCATTTGCCTGTGCAAAAGAGGCAAGTCATACATTTGAGGTGCTTGTACTGCAAGTTGTAATGCAGCCTGATACTGCATGATTCGCTGCGCCATTGTTCCCGCATTGGGATCA